GGCTGGAACCGCGGCTTCCAGCGGCATCCGCGCTGCGACTGCGTTCACCTGCCGACCACGCTGATCGCCCGCAATCAGCACCGACGCGGCTCGCTGTCCTCGGACCGCTTCACACCGACCACGCGTCCGCGCGGCCAGGGCGGTAGCGGATTCCTTGACCCGCGGACCTACTTCGGCAGTCTGACGCGCGCCGAGCAGGATCGCGTCTTCACAGCTGCGGGGGCGCGGGCTATCCGTGAGGGCGCCGACATGGGCCAGGTCGTGAATGCCCGCCGCGGCATGTACACCACAACCGCTTACGGTCGCACTCTGCGGGCCACCCGCGAGGGCACCACGACCCGCGGCTACTACTACCGGCGGGAGCGGGCCCGGGACATCGCCCGCGGCCGGGTGCCCGCCAACATCGGCCGCCAGTACCGGCTGACGTCACCGAGGCTCCTGCCCGAGCAGATCTTCGAGCTCGCCGAGAGCCGTGACGAGGCGATCGCCATGCTGCGCCGCTTCGGCTATCTGACCTGACCGCGCGCAATGCGCGGCCTTATCCCGCAACGGGAGTACCGCATGTCCGAAACCGCAGCCGAACCCGTCGTGCCCGAAGGCGGGCAGTCCGCCGAGCTGGGCAATCAGGCAGACCCTGCCGGTGACGCCCCGCTCGGCCCCGCCGGAGAGAAGGCCCTCGCCGAGTGGAAGCAGCGCGCGAAGGACGCCGAGAAGGCGAGCCGGACGCATGCAGCGCGACTGCAGCAGATCGAGGACCGAGACAAGTCCGAAGTCCAGAAGGCCAGCGAGCGGGCAACCGCGGCCGAGCAGCGGGCCACCGCAATGGTGGAACGCGCCGCCAAGGCCGAAGTTCGGGCCCTAGCCGCATCGACCTTCGCGGACCCGTCGGACGCAGCCGCCTTCCTCAACTTGGGCGACTTCGTCGACGACGACGGCGACATCGACAGCAAGGGCATCGAGAAGGCCCTCGCCGACCTGCTGAAGCGCAAGCCGCACCTCGGCAAGGAACAGCCCGCCGCCCCGTCGTTCGACGGCGGAGCGCGCACGACAGCGGGTGCGCCGACCGACATGAACGCCCTGATCCGCCAGAAGGCCGGTCTCGGCTGACCCATCCCCGGCACGGCGAGGTCCGGCCGGCACTAGAGAAATGAGAGGGCCGGACCATGGCCTTTACCAACCTGACCTCGCGGACGGACGCTCAGGCGCTCATCCCCGAAGAGGTCTCCAACGAGATGCTCGGCAAGGCGCTGGAGCAGTCCGCCGTCCTGTCGTTGTTCCGCCGGGTCCCGGTGGGCCGCGCGCAGGTCCGGTTCCCGGTCCTGTCGGCGCTGCCGACGGCGTACTTCGTCGGGGGTGACACTGGTCTGAAGCAGACGACCGAGGTCAACTGGGCGAACAAGTTCCTCAACATCGAGGAGATCGCCGTCATCATGCCGGTCCCGGACAACGTCCTGGCCGACGTGGACGCCAACATCTGGGACGAGGCGATGCCTCTGATGACGGAGGCGATGGGCCGCACCCTGGACGCTGCCACGTTCTTCGGGACGAACGCCCCCAGCTCCTGGCCGACGAACATCGCCTCTTCGGCGACCGCCGCCGGCAACAACGTCACCGCGAACTCCGCCGCCACCGCCGGTGCGTTCTTCGGCGACATCGACAACGGCTACGGCCTGGTCGAGGCTGACGGCTACGAGGTGTCCGGCTTCGTCGGCGCCACCTCGGTGAAGTCGAAGCTCCGCAAGTCCCGCGACAGTCAGGGCCGCAAGCTCGACGAGTCCCGGGTCGCCGGCAACCTGATGTCGATCGACGGCCTCCCGGTCGTCTACCCGATGCGCGGCCTGTTCGGGTCCTCCTCGGGTTCCCCGACCCTGTTCATGGGTGACTGGAGCCAGTTCGTCATCGGAGTCCGCCAGGACATCACGATGAAGATCCTCGACCAGGCGGTCATCCAGGACAACACCGGTGCGATCGTCTACAACCTGGCCCAGCAGGACATGACCGCCATCCGTCTCACCTTCCGCGTGGGCTGGCAGGTCTCGAACACCATCAACAACGACCAGCCGACCGAGGCCAACCGGTACCCGGTTGCCCGCATCGACCTGCCGTAACGGACCAGGAGACTTCTCATGGCAGACACCGCACCCCTGCAGCGGACCATCGAGGCGGACGTACCGGCCGTCTCGACCGCTGGCAACGACGACGACACGGTCATCGCTCAGGCTCCCTTCGACTGCACGGTCACGGCTGTGCAGTACGTCCCGGAGGCTGCGATCACCGGCGCCAACACCAACACCCGCTCGGTCACCCTTTTCAACAAGGGCGCGGCCGGATCGGGCACCACGTCGGTGGCCACCCTCCAGTTCGACTCCGGCGTCAACGCCGTCGCGAACGACGAGAGGGCGATCACCCTGTCCGGCACCGCCGCCAACCTGGTCCTGGCCGCTGGGGACACCCTGCTGTGGCGGTCCCTGCACATCGGCACCGGTCAGGCCGACCCGGGCGGACTCGTCCGCGTCACCGTCACCCGGAACTGAGGAGCAGACTCATGGCAGAGCGCAAGACCTCCCAGCCGCCGCAGGACGCGGCACAGAAGGAAGTCCAGAAGGCTGTCGACAAGGCCGAGGAGAAGGGCTATCTGGGTGTCGAGGTCGACCCCACGCCCGACTCGCATTACACCGTGGCCGGCGTCCTGGAGGGCAAGCCGACTCCGGAGACGGACGCGGACCACGCTCGCGAGGTGCGGCAGAAGCTCGCCGACGACGCGCGCCAGCGCTGACGAGGGGAGGCCGCCGTGGCTTTTCCCCCGTTCGCTACGGCGGCCGAACTGGCCGCAGCCACGCAGGCGTCGGTCGATTCTGCTGCGGCCGATCTCGCCTTGGCGTCCGCGTCGGCCGTGATCCGCAGGTGGACGCGGCAGACCATCACGCGGGTGGTCGACGACGTGGTCACGTTGCGCGTCATCGACTGCAATGAGCTGGTGCTGCCGCAGCGACCTGTCGTCTCGGTTTCCGAGGTGAAGGTGAACAGCCTGGTCCTGAACGACTGGGTGCTGTCGGGTGATCGGCTGCTCCGCACGGGCGGCTGGCATCGACTGCCGGGCACCACGACCTATCCGGATCCTGGTCTGGTTCAGGTGACGTACACGCACGGTTGGGAGGAGATCCCGGACGACGTGCGGGCCGTCTGCCTGGACTTGGCGTCAGCGACGCTGGCGAACCCGTCGATGCTCCGTCAGGAAACGATCGACGACTACAGCCGGACGTTCGCCGCTGAGACGCTCGGCGCGGGCAGCCTGTCGGATTCACACAAGATGCTGCTCGGGGATTACCGGCGGCGCGTCGGAGTGGTGGGACTGCGGTGAGCCTCGACACGCTCCTGGCCGCCGGCCGGGCAGCTGCCGAGGAACGTATGCGGGACACGGTGCGCCTGTACAGCCAGGCGGCCGACAGCTTCGACCGACCGACAGGCTCCACGATCCCCGGCGCCCAGTCCACGCTGTACGCCGGCAAGGCCAGGGTGAAAGCGATCGCAGCATCGACTGGCCAGGAGACCGCGGCCGGTGAGCGTGGAATCGTGCTGCGCGAGTACGAGGTGCACCTGCCGTGGTCAACGAGCCTGCCCGGTGGCCGCGTTCTGCCCGGCACCCGTATCGAAGTGACCGCGTCGGCCGATCCCCGCATGGTCGGCCTGGTCCTGTGGGTGACCGGCGCCTCGTTCTCGGACCAGTCCACAGCGTGGCGGATCAGAGTGGAGGACCGGTCATGAACGGTGCCCGTTTCGACATGAGCGACGTGCGGCGCCTTGAGCGGCATCTGGCCCGCGTGGTCCCCCGCGCTCGCCGGGACGCTCGCATGGTGGTCCGCAAGGGCGCGATGAACATCAAGAAGGACTGGCGGGCGAACGCGCGCGCTACAGGCCGGAAGCACGCGGGGAAGCTGTACCCCCGGTCGGTCAGCTACGACGTTGCCGCCTATGGCCCGGACGTCACCCTGGCCATCATCGGCCCGGATAAGGGCGGCCCGCAGGGCGCGCTCGGCAACATCTTGGAGTACGGGTCGGTGAAGAATCCCCCGCACAGGGACGGCGGCCGGGCCCTGGACGTCGAGGAGCCCCGATTCGAGGCGCAGATGGCGCTCATCGCCAGCCGCGGCCTGGCCTGGTGGTGATCGATGACATCACCGCCTGAGGTCCTGCCGCACGTCGACGCAGTGCAGGCCGCGCTGGAGACCATCCCGGGCCTGACGGTCTACCTGGGTGGGGCGCCAACGGATGCCGGCTGGTCGCCACCCGACAAGTACGCCGTCATCTATCCCGAGCCCGGCGAGGCGGTACGCGAGTCGCTCGCGGACAAGCGCACCGACTTCGTCGGCGTCGTGCAGGTCACCTGCGTCGGGGGCGATGCGGTACGCGCTCTGTGGGTGGCCGACCGGGTCCGGCAGGCCCTGCACGGCCCGCTGTCGGTGGAGGGCCGTACAGCGTGGCGGCCGGAGGATCTGGGCGGGCCTCCGGTGCAGCGCGACGACGACACCAACCCGCCCAGCTGGTTCGTGCCGGTGCAGTACCGGCTGATGTCCATTCCCGCCTGATAGGAGAGTCCCTCATGGCGCTTCTCGCCCAGCAGGTCGTCGCCCTGAGCGGCCTGACCCCGACCTACTCCGCTGCTGCTGCGTCCACCACGGTGACGTGCGGCGAACGCTCGTTCCTGCACGTCAAGAACACGAACGGCAGCTCGATGACCGTCACCATCACCGCGACGGGCAGGCTGCGCGGCCAGGCGGTCGCCGACCTCGTCGTCACCGTGCCCGCGACGACCGGCGACAAGATGATCGGGCCGCTCACGCCGGACCTGTTCGCCTCAGCCGCGGACGGTGTGAGCGCGGCCATCACCTACTCGTCGACGACCAGCGTCACTGTCGCCAACCTCGTCATCTGACCTCGCCACCCAGTCCTGTCCGCCCCGTCGCCCGGGGCTTTTTTCATGCCCTGAGGAGGGTTCATGTCTGACCTGATCAGCGACGGAATGACCAAGGTGGTCTGGGCGTCGTCCATCTCGAACATCAACGCGCCGACCACGGCCGAGCTCAACGCGGGCAGCGACTACACCACCCGCGTCACCCCGGACGGCCTCAAGCTCGACCCGAGCACGGCGGACGTCGACACCAGCTCGCTGGCGAGCACGTTCGACACGAAGACGGTCGGCCGGATCGGCTACGACGCCGAGGTCACCTTCAAGCGGGGCACGACCGGTGGCGAGGACCTGCCGTACACGACGCTGAAGTACGGCGTCAGCGGCTACCTCGTCATCCGCCGCGGCGTCGCCTACGCCACCGCCTGGGCCACGTCCCAGAAGTGCGAGGTCTACCCGATCACCTGCGGTGAGCCGCAGAACTCCAGCCCGGCCGCCAACGAGGTCATGAAGTTCGTGTCCCCGATGAAGGTCACCGGCCCGCCCGCGACCGCTGCGACGGTCGCCTGATGGCCAACAGCATCGAGGACATCCTCGCCAAGGCCAAGCCGCGGGAGAAGACCGTCATGGTCTGCATCCGCGGCGACCTTGCGGGCGAGGCGGAGCGCCTACAGGACGAGCTGTCGCGGGTCTCCGAGGACTGGGAGCCGTCCGACCTCTCCGAGTCCCATCCCGGGCGGGCGATCGCCGAGCAGCTCAAGGCGGTTCACGCGCAGGTCCGCGAGGCGGAGGAGCCTTTCCTCCTGCGGTACATCGGCGACAGGGCCTACTCGGACCTCGTGGCCGCGCACCCGTCGGACAACGACCAGGAGGCCTTCGACTCCGTGTCGTTCCCCCGGGCTCTGGTCGCCGCTTCGTGCGTCCAGCCCAAGATGAGCGAGGAGCAGGTCGCCGAGCTGTTCGAGGTCATCAACGAGGGCGAGATCAAGAAGCTGTTCGACGGGGCCTGGGACGTGCACAACTCGTCGGATGTCGTCCCTTTCTCGTTGGCCGCCTCCGCACTCCTGGCCTCCCTCATCGGCGAGAAGTAGAGACAGCCCGGAGCTGGGGGGTGCCGCGGTCCGTATTCCTGGGCCGCGTCGTCGCGGAGGGCGAGCCCCTGTGGCTGGACGAGGACCGGTACTGGGCGCTCGCCCTCGCGGAGGTCGAGGCGGACGCCTGCCCGGACTGCGGCCAGCCCTGGGGTGAAGCCACCGCCAAGGAGAACGAGGAGGGCTACCAAGCCCACCTCGTGAAGTGCCACGCCTGCTCAATGTCGGCGAAGTCGGTACGGGCCTACCAGAGCAAGAACAACAGCGACACCGACGGCTTGCACGTGCACGTCGAACGCAAGCGGAGGTGACCTATGGCCACTCGCAGCGTCACCGTTCGGCTGCGTGCCGACATCAGCAGCTACACGCGCGGCATGCGGACCGCGGCGCGCGACACCTCCAAGCTGGCAGGGGCCGGCGCCGCCGTCGGCGTGGCCATGGTCACCGGGTTCGCGGTGGCCGCCGCGAGCGCGGCGAAGTTCGACAAGGCCCTCAGCA